GTCAATATTGCCGTTATCATAAGCAAACCATGATTGATAAACGTTTGTCCAAGACCTTTCGTGATTTATGTAGCTCCAATCAATATCACACATTGTATCGTCTCCTAGTGTATCTATCAAGTTTGCCACTTCATTGAACAGCACAATATTGTAGCTTATTTCAGTTTGTTTCTCTAGTGAGTTATCAAGACGCATAAAACCTTCCAAAACAATGATACCATCTACCATCAGATAGGCTTCTTGGCTTATGTACGCTGTAAACTCATTAAACGCATCATATCTATCAGTGTCGTAGAAATGATTGAAATAGTCATTGTTATTCTTGGTTGCAGGTAAATTGAATGACTTTGAATAGCTAGCATTTTTTGTGCTGATATCTCTGATGTCATCTATCTGAAAAGTCAGTGCTACATTTTCGTTACCATACGTGTCTAGCCTTACATATTGACCTCTGGTATTTTTAACATACAATTCTACTATCATAACCTCTGTACTCTTTGCTCGTTACCAAGTTGTATCTGTACAACATATTGCTTTAGCTTATCATTGTCAGTAGTCTGTAATGTATAATCCTTCTCAGTGACTACACAAGGCTCAAACTCGTCACCTCTTTGTATGTAACACACTGGTGACGTGAACAGCTCCAGTAGGTATTCAGCATCTGATTCATTTAAAAAGTCGCTATTTGCTTCAATGGTCTCTATTGCGTTTACATTGTAGCTTCTTGTACCACCTTCATAGCTTCCATAATCCCAGTGATTGTTTTGATTTACATTATCATATTGTAATGGTGAATAGCCGTAATTTGCCTTGTAGTTGCTTCTAGTGATTTCAGTTCTGTTTACTGACTTCTTGTTAAGGCTGATGTAATCATAACCACCTAATCTGTTCAAATAAGCCAATCTGATTGTTTCATATTTACAATCTTGATGATTAAGTCTAAATGTAATCAACTCACTAGCAGGCGTGCCGTCTGACTTCCTTGCTTGCACAAAATACCTTGTGATACCCAACATTGTACTTGTTGTTACAGCGTTTCCATTTACATCTAGTAAACCATTGTTAATGATGTTTTTTGGACCAACTCCTACATACAACAATCCTTCATCTGTATATGGTGATTGTAGATTTGGATATGGTGAATCAAACAATGGTGCATAGCTTCCACAATTAGCTTCTGTATTTGGTATCACCATGTTAAATGCGTTATCTCCTTGTGCCATTATGTGTATGTCTTTGACGTGGCTCCATTCGTTTACAATGTAGCTGCTGCCACCATGACCACCACCTTTGACTTGAAATCTACCATTGAGAAATGCTAATGTTTCATAATCACTGACAGTCACTGACCTTTCAGCAATTGCTCTTTTGTTTGTTAAAAATCTACTAGTGTAAAGACCAAGAATAAATTTGGTGTATGTAGCAAGACCTCTCTGCTCATCTCTGTGATGTAGACAACCATTCCACAACATGTAAAAGGGCAACAAATTTCCTTTAGTGCCAGTTTTTGGAAAGCCTAAATTCACTGTGTTGAATACTCCATTAGAAAAAAATTCAGCACTTGTGCCAAAATACACTCTACGCAAATTCTGTCGATTTCTGGCATATCTATCTATTTGGTGTATTGCGTGTGGTGCGTCAGTAAAACTCACTCCTGCGTGCGTGCTAGACACCTCTGGCTTGCCTTTTCTCCTTGAATCATACCCACTTTCGTCAGTCTTAGTAATGTCTTCAAATATGCTTCTTGTGTTAAACAATCCTTGTCCAAAATTGTTAGGTGGCACTTTCATCTCTATCAGTTTGCCTTCTGTATCATGCCACACTGATAAAACGTACTTAAAACCAGTGATGTTTGGAAAGTTCTGTTGATAGTCTGATAAGCCTCCCATTGATAAAACAAAGTCATGATAAGCATGATTAAGAATATTGCCATTATTTGGCTCAGTGTATTGTAGTGTAAGATAATTTGGTACTATTGCCATTAGTTGTATTTTTTATTGTAGTCCTTGATTGCAAATCTTAAAAATTTATTGACGTCACTAGCATAAGCCTTTTTGATGTCATCTGGTAGCCTTCTAGCTTCGTATCTAAATGCTGTACTGAAAAATCTGGTTGCAGGTATTCCATACAGTGCTATGCTTCTACCAATCAGATAGGCTAATGTTTTGTGACTAATGAATTTGCCTTTTTTGTCACGACCTTTTATGCCTTTGCGTTTCACCCAAGGCAATACAGCACTTTCTGGTATGTTCTTGCTAGTGAACTTGTATGGTGAGTTGTAGCCGTTTCTCTTGCCCTTAGGTGAGTTTTGACCACTACTACCTTTGACACCTTTCTCTTGAAACTTCCAGTAAAAAGGTGCTGTAAAATCTAGCTCCAACGCTCCACTGGGATAAACTTTGACGCTGTAATCTAGGTTTTGTGCTAGTGTACCAGTGTCTATGTGGTCTTGCTTTGCTAGGTTGTTAATAGCTCTATTCACTACCTTAGTAGCAAATGCTCTCATTACTTTCTCTGTTTCAAGAGTTTTCATTATTGTGCTAGTCCAATTACATATTGTACATCAACGTCTGCTGATGCTGTTACTTCAATTCCTACTAATGTATCACCACTGATAACAAAAGTAGTTCTTTCAGCCACAAAACTTGCTAGTGGTGAAATAAACACTGTCTCTTTAGCTCCTTTGCTGTAAATAAAATCTACTGATAAAGATGTTGCGTCATCAAGGTTGGTCATTCTGAAATATCTTACATCAGCATCCACATAGTCAGTGTCTCTTTGTGTACTTCCAAATGTAATTATTGCTTGACTTCCTGCTCCTACTCTGAAAGTGTTGCTCACAAAATTACCTATTCCAGTGATTGTGTTTTCTTGTATGCTGTCATAATTTACTCCACCCAGTGTAATCGTTTCTGATACTCTGTATGTAAGCGTTGTTGCGTCTAATGTTGTTGCCATTGTATTAAGTTAAATTTAGTTTATGTCTCCTACACATGCACTAGCGTCAAAAGACACTGTGATGCTGATATCTGCTACCCAACCACTGACCTCGTTATCAAAGCGTTCAGTGAAAGGTACACAATTTATGTTTTCATTCATTCTGTAATCAGTGTTGGTATCTATTCCTATTGTCTGAGAATTTTTTAACACTGAAATAAAGTCGCCAATGGTTTGTAAAGTTTCACTGAGCACGTCATTTTCGTTGCTCTCATCTTTGCTTACCAAGTCCATCACATACAGCTTAAAATTGTATGTTAGCTCGTGTTGTGTAAAATTAGCTCCTTCAATACTCAGATGAGATAATGCGTAATTTGTCTCACTGAGGTCTATCTCCCAGATGTCACCAAATGTATGTTCCTTCAATCCTTGATTGCTTGCTGATATTTGAGCAAACAAATCAATCAGATTTTTCAGTGTTACATTTTTGTATGGTTGTCCGTTCTGATTAAATACTTGTGCCATTGTTTTGCATTGAGTTTAGGTCTTTAGAATAACACAAGAAAGTGAAACACTGATTTGCATTAAGTCTTGTGACCTCATTAATTTTTGTTACATCACCATTTGATAAGTTGTATATCACTGAGTACCAACCCCATTTTGCACTGAAATCGTCTGCGTCTGCCAATCGTTTCTCATCATCTCTTTTTGTTCTTTGCTCAAAGATGATAGCAAACTCATGTGATATTCGTTTCCGATATGCAAAAAAAAACTGCTAGCACCATTTACAGTGGCTATGCTTAGCTTGTCTTTGAACATGTCTGCTCGCTTCATATCTACACCATCATACTCTTGTATGCTGTATTTTTTCTTTTTTTTGCTTGTGATAGGTCTGTATAAGATAGCCATTATGATGTGCATGTTTGCCCATGCGTCTTCAAGGTAGTTATCCAAATCAACAAACTCACCCAGTGACATATCCTTGAGGTACGGATTGAAGCCGTACTCAATACCATCAATCTCAATTATCATATTCAGTGTAGTGTTCATTTTCTTTTTTAGTAGCTTCTGAAATTCTACTAAAACAGCATCTACATCACTCTTGCGTATCTTCTCAACTTTCTCATATGGTATTCCAGTAAAGCATGATATTGTCAGTAGATTGAGCGTAACAGCATCAGTGACGTCTTTGGATTGCTCCATGTAGTTTTGATAGTCACCTAATTTGACTTGTGTCCACCTCTCTGGTATTTGATACTCTTTGTCTTGTACTTCTAAAATCATTGTACTGGTATTTGGTTGTAAGTATAATTTTTTGTAATTTAGTGCCGATTTGATTAACACTGATTAGTATGTGAGACTGGGTGAGCGTTCTGCTTGCCCTTTTTCATTGTATAAAATACTGCCCATGATTTGGCTTGAGCTCATACCACATTCTCATCATTAAAGCGTCAGTGTAGTCTGGTGACCTTCCTATCAAGGCTTTCACCTTGTCTTTAGGTACGATTGCCAATTTGCCGTCTTTGTCAATATTATGCCTTCTAACGTGTTCTAGCTCTTGCGTGATATCTTGCTTGACTTGGCTGTTGTTCGTTGCTAAGAACACACGAGAATGGTTAATTTGCTCAGCTAGTTTGTAGTAACATTGTGTCTTTAGATTTTGGTAATTTTCGTTGTTAATTGGCTTGCCACCATTCACAAAACCTTTGCACCTCAAGATATCTCTCACTCCACCACCTATTCCATCATCATCAACTATGATGTTAGACAAAGGCACGTTGTTTGCTCTCTGCATCTCTCTTATGCTCTCTGAGGCTTCTACAATCGTATTTGACGACATGATTTTCATCTTCTCAGCTCTCATTCCATTCCAGTAGATTATCACTGTTTTATCTTTACCAAATCTAGCAACGTCACATGTGATGTATTTCTTACCACCCTCAACTCCACTATCACTGAACATTCCTAAGATAGCATCATAATTGATTAGCTTGTCTTCACTATCATCATACTCCCAGTTACCATGTAAGAGACGTTGTTTGCTGATTTCATCTAGCTTGCTTAATTGCTCTTGATAGTGTTGTGATATGTTAAGGTTGTCACTAGCTAGTGATTGTATAAAACGTCTGTACAATGGTAGCTTGTTCTCCTTGTGAGGCTTGTAAAATTCATCATACACCCAATTCTTTGCAGGATTACATGTCATCAGTAATTTTGGTATCAGATTGTTCTCATCAAGTTTGTATCTAAGTCTTGAGCTCAGAATTGCTTTTGCTTTACTGGTTATCTGATTACACTCATCAACAAATGCGTATGTCAATTCAAGACTTCCCAAGCTATCATAATTTGCGTCTCTAGGATAATGAAACAAGTCTTTGAGCATGACCTCACTACCATTGGAAAATGTAATGATATTTGTAGATGCGTTAAATGAGTAATGTTTACCTGCCTTCAAACCCCATTCACCACATATCTCAAAAAATGTGTTCAGTGTAGTCTTCTTGAGGTTATCAAGTTTTGACCTACCAATGAGACATCTAATGCCCTTGTGTTTCAAGCATGATATGATTATCCAAGCACAACCTAGATATGATTTACCACCACCTGCACCACCACCAAATAGTAGCTCGCTTGTAGTATCGTCAAATAGATACTTGATTGCCCTTGATTGCTTAGGTGTGAAATCACAATTCAGTGTCATCTGATAATCTGATATTGATTTTGATAGGCTCATCATCACTAGTCAAATCATGTTGCTGTTTCTCCCAGTAGCCTCTCTGCTTGCCTTTAGTCTTTAGATAGAAAATTGTAGCACTAGTGTTGTTGTTAGCCATCTGTTCAAATAGCTTGCTCTCAGCAAAGTCTAATGATACATTCTCAATATCTTTGACAGCCTCAGCAAATTCCTTGTCCTCTCTGAGCCACTTGTAATACGTGCTTCTAGGTGTATCAGTCTTCTTACAAGCCGTTGTAACAACTCCTAGTGAGCTCTCTAATGCCTTGAGCATTGTCTCCTTTTTTATGTGTCTACTTTTGTTCATATTCCTTTGAATGCTTTTAGTGGATAAAATATCAGTGAATTTCTGTAACCTTCTTCATGTGACTTAATTATTGGTGTAACACCATGCATATTTCTCCATGCAGGATAAACCAACATTGAATTGTCTGCTTGCTCAATGGTAGCGTTGTAATCTGGTATGTTCAAACTACCACCCTTGCTACCTTTACGCTTAGTGAATATCACATTACAAGTATCTATTATGTTACCTCTGTCTATGTGAAAGTCTGCTGATATGTTAAAATTGCTAATTGATGAGGTGAATAGGTTTCCAAACTTCCATTTTGCGTCTATGTCTGTCATGACCTCTCGTTGCCTCTCGACCAATTTAGGTGCGATTTCTGACATTATCTCCTCAGCTTCATGGCTAAGCATGAGCATGGCTTTAATAAATTGACTAGCGTCTTTATTTTGATGGACTGACGAAATGCTTGGGTATGGTCTTCTCATATGTGGTCTAGGTGGCGTTGCTCCTAAGATAGTACTGAATTGCTTTACACCACCAGTGCCGTTATCATTAGTCATAGCATCACTTCTGCTCATCATACTCTTAGGCACTCTATCACTAAGAAATTCATTGTTTGCTACACTGAGTAGTTTAGTAGCTCTAGCTGACCAGTGATTTAAGTCTTTCAGATAAAAGCCTACTAGCTCACCATTGTCCATAAATAGCGTATCTTCAATGATATTAGCTGTTTTGTAGTCACATGTCTGACCTACTTTAATATCGTGTTCTATCAGTGTTAATTCAACCTTGTTCATCTTGTAGTATTTCTGTTATGTCTAATTTAACCTCAAAAAATTCTCTATCATTATCTATCACATGCACTTTAGCAAGGTGTTTTGTCTTCTTCATCATATTGTAGTGTAGCTTTAATTTACTATTGTATGTAGAGACGTTGATTGTCTTACCTCTCTTTGCTATCCTTTTGACGTTTTCTACAAAGCTAGTTTTCAAGTATATGATAACAACATTAAAACTTTCACTGAGTTTTATGACGTCTGTTTGCTGACAATAATAGTTACCAGTGATAATTATATTTTTATCAGTATGCCTCACAACCTCTTCCATTACGTCTTTCTTGCTCAGTGAGGAAAGGCTGTCAGCACCAATGATAGTTTTACCTAGCACCCACAAGTTATCATCTGTCTTCAATAGTATGCCGTCTCTATCTAGCACTGGCTCTTTGATAAGCGTTGATTTGCCTACACCATAATTGCCTACTAGCATGAATGCTGTTTTCTTACTTGTACTCACTGAGGTATTTTTTATCATATGTTTCATCTCTAAATTGCCACAAGACCTCCCATGCCACTCCTTCTGTAACACGACCTTCCATTGTCTTGATTTCATTGTACATTCTATCTATGTAGTAGCCAACATACCTTTTGCCGTATCTGTATTTCTTGTAGGCACATAAGGTTGTCTCAACTTGAAAGATATTGCCCTTGTGACTTCTCATTGTATTGATAAACTCGTTGTGTAGTAGCCTTGCGTCATTACCACTGATTTTTTCTTTGATAAGGTCTTCACGACCAATGGCAAATGCTAATCCATTTCTACAACTCTCTGCTTCCATCATGTTGAGGTATCTAGGCTTGAGTGTAATATCAGTGACTTGATTAAGAACATCAAGATAATTAAACAGTGTAAACCTACCAAAATACTTAATTGCTAGTATCTTGTTGTATATCTCATCTGAGCTCCTGCTGTTAAAATACCTTTGCTGACTACCTTTACACAAGTTGCGATACGACACAAAGCTGTCAATGAATTGATCGTTTGATTTTATCCTTAGTCTGTCTGTCTGAAATATCAGATTGTGCTTATTATCCTTCCACCACTGATTAAGTCTATTGACGTCTACAAGCTCATAATCTGGAAATTCATTGTACACGTAGAATGTTGTTGTAGCTGAATAACATGTGCCGTACAAGAATGCTATCCAGTAGCGTTGTTCAGTGTTGAGCTCATATCTATCAGCAAGGTATGTAAGGCAAGTCACTGATGGGTCAATGTCTCCTGCTTGATAGCTTTCATTGTGATATTGCGTGTAACTCTTTACCATTTGTAATACACATTAGATTTTAACTCAGTGACCTCATCAACATTACTTCTTTTCAATATGTCTGACGTTGAGGCTAGAATTGTATTGCCGTTCCTATTCCCAACCCAAATTGGTCTTTTTTTGTTCCTTAGAGCAATTATCTGCGACTTTCTTAGCATTATTGAGGCGTATGTCAGCTTGCTACTTTTTATTGCTTCTAAGCTGTCGAAAACGTCTAATAATATCCAACCATCATTATCGCTACCAAAGTGACATGTGTAGGCTTCTTTCATCTCATCTAGCGTCATC